AAAGCGGGTTATCCTCACCCGCTGGCATGGGCTTTGTGATTTCGTCTTTGGCCGCGCCCAACCAATCCACATCTAAGGGATTGTTTTGGACTGTGATCGGACCCATTTTGAAAAAAGGCTCTTTAGCCCCTGTCTCATGGGACGCCATTTGCTCATCGGTTAGAAAGTCACCGCCGCCGCCTTCAGGCGCTAGCTTTTGCATCTCATCGTCGGAGATAAAATCAGCCATTAGGGCACCGCCTGCCAGCCACCCGGCACTTTTTGATATGTCTTACCGTTAACCACTTTAGTTTGTGGTTTATCGCCGCCGCTTTGACCACCAGGAACAAGAGGGGTTTTTTCCCATGCTGTTCCGGAGGATGCTTTTAATGAATTAAGGGCTTGCTGCCTGTTTCGGGCCTTTTGTTCCAAAACCTCTTTGGTATCGCCTGCGCGTGGAAAATATTGGTTCGCTCCCTCTTCTCGTTCACTAGGAGCAATCGAGGCGCCTGATTCACGTCGCAAAACTGCGCTAAGGAAGTTTTTCTCGGCTTGCTCTTGTAGCTTTGTGTTTTTTCCCTGAAAAAGCGCCTTGTAAGCACCGCCAACAAGAGGGGTATCCGCTAGCGCCGAATCCACACCAGATGAGATATCGGCGCGGTTATATCCGCCTTTAGCGACGTCAGAAAAATCCTGCTCGGCTTGCTCCATGCGTTTGCCATAACCGGCAGACAGGTTATTAGCGTCACTTGGTTTGTCTCTGGCCGCCGCTCGCTCGCCACGAATTGCAGCATTTTGGTCTTTTGCCACTTCGATTTTTTCACGAGTGAACCCATCAACAACGGCCTGTCGAGCGGCCGCTTGTTTTGCTTTTAGGTGAGCCATCATGATTTGACGGTTAGACAGCGCATCTTTTTGAGCGTCGGTTGCTTTTAGCTCCGCCTCTTTTCGGGCAGCGTCAAAAACGCCCGAGTTCGAATGAATCCGGCCCTGGCTCGCAAGGCTTGCCCCAATGTCGGTTATGCCTTGGGCAAGGTTAGTTAACCCTAATTCTTTGTCGCGGTTAGCGCGTGCTTGGGCTAGCGCTGGGTCTAGCTCTAACTCGGCAAGCTCGCGCGGGCCGATCGCTTCATCGTCGGTTGGTGCCGGTGATACTTCGTCTTCTGATTCGTCAAATTCTGCCATGATTTCCCCCTAAAAGAGTTCGTCCTCTTCTTTTTGCGCTTTTTCTTCTTTGGCTGCCGCAATCTTAGCTCCGCCAACACCAGCCGTTCCAATTCCGCTTGCGATTCCGCCCCACATATTGGCAGCGCTTTGGCCTTGTTTATTTGCCTGATCGGCTTGCTCGCCATATTGGCCAGTCAGACCAGCCGTTTTGGCTTTTTGGTTATCAAATTGTTGTTGAATCAGAGCCTTATTCTTTTCTTGCTCGTAGTTTCGAACGCCAGTGTTTTTATTCGCAATATCCTGATCCAGATTCAGGTTATAGGTTTGCGCCTCGTTAGAGCGGTCCACGTTTTTACCCAAAACACTCTGGGTATTCTTGGTATTAAATAGATTGATCGCGTCTTGGGCTTGGGCCGCTGCCGATTTTTGAGCAAAATCGGTATTAGCTAAATCCCCGGCAGCCGTTGCCGCACCCGCCATGCTCCTTAATGCACGGTCCCGGCGTTGGGATTCAATATCCAAACCAGTGGAAGCTAGACGATCCCCTTCGGCTTGCGCTGCATTTTGACGTGCGGCTAGTTCTAAACCACTGCCCAGTTGGCCACGGCGAGCCATAGAACTAGTAATTGCCTCTTGCTGCCCACGGCTTTTAGCGCCCGAATCAATCAACGCTTGCTGGCGTGCTGCCGTGTCCTGTACCTGCTCGCCACCGTAAGCTTGCTCCTCCATTGCCTGGAGTGCCCGCATCCGGGTCTCTTTTAGACGGGGGTCTTGCTGAATCTTGGCGAATTGGCTATCTAGCGGCTTAACCGTTGCCTCTAGCTTGGGGTCCATTTTCCCGGTACGAACAAATTCTTCGAGGGCTAGCTTTTGGCTATCGATATCGGGGATATTTAGTTTAAGCCATTCCTGTACGCCCTGCTCTTGTAGCAGTTTGGCCCGGTCCGACGCCGATGCGTTTTGCAAGGCGCCTACTACGCCGCTGCCTAGCGATGCCGCTGCCGATAAACCTAATAGAACCGATGAAACTGCAGGCATTTATCCTACCTTTCGAAAAAGCTGTGTCGTGTTTTTGTCGCCAGCCTCGAAACCTAAAGTTTGGAGGCGCTGAATAAATGGCCAAAAATTAGACGATGTGAAAATCATTTTAGCACCGACAAAGCCCGCTTGCTTGGCGATGTGATTGATTAGTTCAGTTAAAGACGCATTGCGTAGCGCCTTTTCTGACTTAGGGTTAACCACTACCCATTCTAACCAAACGATTGTGGAATTGGTTAAGTACAAAAAGCCTGCTGCCGTCTCATTGCAAACAAAGCCGGTGCCAGGCAAATACTCTTGCGGGGGCGGTGGAAACTTCTGAGCGTTCCACCACTCGCAAAGCATCGGGTAGTCGGTGTCCACGTAGTCGCGGGTCACTTCTTCACCACTGGGGCCTTATAACCAGCTAGGAAGCCGCTTTGGCCTTGCACCGGAGAACCGGCAGCGTTGTTAACGCCGTATTTTGCGTCAATTGCGTTAAGAGCGGCCTTTTGAGCGTTCAATTCTTGAGAGATTGAATTAGCGAGATAAGTATCACCGCGTTGCTGGGCTTTGGTCATCATGCTTTGCAAGAAATCAACCGTTTGAGCCCCGGTTGCCGTCTTGTTTTTAATAGCCGTTTGGGCTTGGGCCAGCGCTGGGTTTTCCGACAAGATTCCGCCCCATGCTGCCGGAGCAAGGTTATTTCCCGATAGCCATGGCATGGATTCAGTCCGGATCGGTGCGGGCGCATTAATTTCAGTTTGATACGCTTGTTTTTGGCCGCTAATCGCGTTCGTCAGAGCGTCAAAGTTTAGTCCCACTCCGGTATCGGTCGCGTATTTGCCTACGTCGCTGCCGTCTCCCATGGGCGCGCCTAAATCATCCATTCCGGCCAAAGAGCCAAGAGCGGCTAGGCGCCTTTGTTGCTCGGGGCTTTGGGTGTTTTGGGCGGTGAGTTCGGCTTTGCTTAGGTACTTGGTTGCGTCTACCCCGTAGTTTCCTTCTCCGTTTTGGGCTTGTTGGCCCACTACGGCTAATTGCGCGGGAGTAAGTTTGGAATAGTCACCCGAAGTCAGCGCTTGGCGAATGGCCGTATCGTCCGCCGCTTGGGCGGCCTTGCGGCTTGCAAATTGATCCGCAATATCTTTTTGAGTACCGCCAATAGCGCCCGTGCCCTCAACCAAGTTCCCAGCATCGTCAATTCCAAGCGCGCCGCGCGCAGCCGCGCGAGTGTCCACCGTCTTTTGCTTAGCCGTATTGCCGTATTCGCCCAATTGTTGGGTAGTTTGCCCCACTTTGGATTGCAAAGCCGTCGCGTTTTGTTGCATTTGGGAAAACGCTTGCTTGGAATTGTCATCGTTTTGGATGAGTAGGTTATCTAGCGATTTTTGCCCTTGGCTGTAACTCGGTTTGCCAAAGTAGTTGTCTAGCAATGCAAACCGGCCACCTTCGGTCTTTGATGCATTGGCTTTACCCGCCGCTGCACCGGCTTGTCCGGTAGTTTGGTTATAGAGATCTTGGGTGTCAGAAAAGTTAGCAGGCCCTTTGTACTCGGCATCTCTTAGCCCCGTAAAAGCAGCCTTGTCTATCCCCTCTGGCGCAGTTCCCACTTGGCCAATCAGGTTATTTTTATCGGTGACGGTATTAGCGTCCGCGCGCTCTTTGAATTGCGATTCAGAGTTAGCAAGCGTGTTTTGGGCTTGGTTAACATCCTCGCCAATCTTACCCGCCACTTGTGACCCAAACTCTTGGGGTTTGTTGACCCGCAGGTATTCAGACAAGTTTGCAAAGTTTGTGGGGGTTTTGCTCTTTTGGCTGGCCGCCGTAGCAGTCGCTGGCCCCGAAGTGTTGGCAATCGGCGCGCCTCCTGAAACTGTGGCGTTTGCCGTATCGTTTTGATCTTCTAAAAGTGACTCATCCGTGTACGCCATGTTTCCCCCTAGGGCGCGACCCTAACAAAAACTTTGTAACTTTGGCCCACAGTGAGTGCAGACCCGTCAGCCTTTAAAAAATCCACCGAAATCATGCCGGTAGATGCGTCATAGGTCCACTGTGGAACCAGGGCAATGTTATCGTTTCCCTCAAACGATTGGCCAACCCAAAGCACGCGAGGGGTTAGATTGCTACCCCATGTGAATCTTTGGGCGCTACTACCGTAAGTAAAACTGAGAAATGCATCTTGGCTTGGGATATTAGTACCAAACTCGATGCGCCCGTTAATCACGTTGGTGACTGAGGTGATAAATAGGTTTAACGGTGCGAATAGACGCGGCAGCCACTTGCGTTGCTCGGTATCAAAGTCTTCAACTCGGAGGGTTGAGGATTGGGTGATTTTACCCATTCGGTCCGCCTAGCTCGCCACTGATATCGTAAACAGTGATGCTACCGCCCTCTAGTTCCCAATTGCTATAGCCAGAGCGGATCTCAAGGCGCGGGATAATAATACCGGCATATTGTTGATCAGCCGGAATGTAAAACCGTTTTGTGACTGGCCGGGTAACTCCGCCCCAAGCCACCTCACCCCAACCAAATTGCCCCCAACGGCCTGTATTTTGGCCAAATAGAGTAGTGCCGACAAATCCGGGACTGACATCGGTCGCTATCTGAATCGATGCCTGGTAAAAGCGGTCGCTTCTAAAAATCAATTGGCCTTCAGAGTGTTGTTTTGCCTCTGTCGGGTCGCCTTGGCTCATCGGCTTCCACTGAATTGCGCACGATATTGCCGTAAAGCAGCGTGTTAATTCTGGATCTAGTCCTAACTCCCACTCAACCACTTGCGAGACGGTAACAGTGTTAGATGGTGTGTCGATTGAGATAACTTCGGCGTAAACCTCTACCCCCAAGTGATCCTGCCAAATCAGATCGCCAACCACAATTCCGCTCACAGAGCTAAGAGTTACCTCTATATCGTCAAACGATTCGATAACTACTTCAAAACTCTCATCAACGTAGTCTGTGAAATCCCCGTTAGTGCGCTCTAGCACCACGTTTTGATTGTTGCCGTTATTGAGGTAAAGCCCGTCTAGTGGATGTACATAGCCAGCGGTTGCGTTGCGTGTCCAACGGGTCCAACGGTCTGTGATGTAGTTGTAGGTTAATTGTTGCGTAGTGGTAGTGTCGCCGTTGCCCTCTGGCAGGGACAAAATGTATTTCTGATTACTCTCATACCCAACCGCAAAGGCAATTTCCCGCAACGCGGTTGGCGCTTTTTGAATAAGGGCCTGCAACTCTTTATTAATCTGTAATCCCGAACGGATGCGCGCTCCGCCGTCCGATAGCGAAACGGCCCCTTGGGTGGACAAGCACCAGCACTCATTTCCCAAAGCTACGGCAGTTTCCGGGGCGACAAGTCGAACGGTAGGATCAAATGGCTCAATGTTAAACGTATCGATGCTATTGCCGGTTAAGCGGTAAGCGCCAGCGGTAGTAAGAATAAAAACGTAGTCGCGAAGTGAAACCACGCGAAGGATTTCCACTCCCACGCCGCCCGCTAGAAACTTATTGATTAACGGCACGGCTTCAGGCTCTTGCGGCTTTGAAATCAGTAGCGCGTTTTTAGCTGAATCTGCCTCAGCCTCAGTCAATGTATCAATGTTTGGGGTCCACGCGTCACCGTGAGCACTCGCAATGACATCAAAAACACCGATGCTAGCTCGGGCTTGCAAAAGAATTTGCCCCGGTAAGTCACTTGGTCCCGATAGCAGGTATGCATAACAAATCGAATTAGATGCGTATCGATTCAGCACGCGGATAAACGACGCCGCCGTGTCTGCAATGTTTTGTGCGGGCGTGCCTGTAGTAAAAACCTGAAAGTGGCCAGTCGCGGTATTTTCCGAGCTATCGGCAGTCAGATCAAACGTCGTGGTGTTATCAGAAATTGTTATCACGTCGCCCGATTGCACGCCGTCAGGAGATCCAACCCCGTCAATGTTTAGCTCTAGTTGATAGGGCAGTGTGTAATTAGCGTAAATCACATACCCGCGAAACTCAGCCATATCGACCGCAAACGGGGGTCGATAATTAGCACTCGCAATTCCCTCAACGTCAGTGCCGGTATAAAGCGCCTCACCCTTTAGAGAATCGGGCGTTGAATCGGTGATTGTGATAAATCCTGCCGAAATGTCTCCCGAAGTGGGAACACCCTGCACCACAAGCTGCATTTGATCCGCTGGCACGATGCTTTGCGTAGGCGTCGCGACAGACCGGTACAGTTGATAGAAATTGTCGGTGGTTATTTGCTCAGGAATTGTAGCGATAGCTTGAACATCTCTGCTACCGCCCACGTTATTAGTAATAGCAGTAAAAGAGCTAGGTGCCCCCAGCATGACCGCTTTATTTTCATTTATCAGACCCCAAACCAGTCGATAAGCTACTTGGCTACCGCTAGAGAGAGTTACCGAAACCGCCGTGGCACTTGCCGTGGCGTTGGCGCTCATTGTCGCGGTATTGTCAGAGCTAAAAGTTACCGTCGTGCCAGTGGCTGTAGTGATTGGGGCAAGAGTGAGCGTGATATTTGTTCCCGATATCCCGCCCGGAGCAACACGCGTTCCCTCTTGAATTCCAACGCCACTAACTATCTGCCCAACCGCAATCCCAGTATTTGCCGGGACTACAACCACCGTGTTTCCGGCAGTTAGGTTAGTGGAATAGATAACAACCGGAACCGAAAGCACCACGTCGGTTATCGTCGTGCCTGCGTTGATTCCGCTGCCGGTGACGATTTGGCCGATAAAGAAATTTTGAACGTCGGTATTGGAAATGTAACTCAGCGTTGGGCTAGCGTTTGTCGTGGTAACAGGGACCGTTGCCACGTCATTGGACGTGAGATAGCCGCTACTCCCAGTGAGGGACAAAACCAAATCCAACGCTTGCGGAATACCTGCCGGGCGTGAGGAGTTTAACGCAGCCGAATAGCGCTTAATACCCTGGTTGCTAGTGATATAAATATATTTTGCCCAGTTAACCATGCGCACGCGCTGCGCACCCTCGGGGGGCAAAAAGTCTGTGTCGCCCGTTATCGTATCCGCGTCTGCTAGGAGCAAGCGCCCTTCTTCGGCAACACGGTTATAGCGGTAGTCTAAAATCTCATAGGTCGATGAATTGGGATTGGTCGCAATCATCGTAAGCATCGGGAACCCGTCTTGGGCGCCGTTGCTATTATTGATTTCGATTTCAAACCCGCGACGGCTGCCGCCAAGGTTGTTTTGGTCCACTACGCAATTGTCAGCTACGTCTAGCGCGCCGGGCGGTGTGGTGTAATCGTTGGGTGAAGTCCAAAGGCCCGCGATTTTTAGCTCAAGCCCTTTGCCCATTTTTAATTACCCCGAACTGGCATTTTCCAACCGGAAATCATTGGGTAGATGAGGGAACCGCCGCCTTGAATGATTTTAGCGTTTTCGATTGAGCGAGGCGAGACAAGTCCCATGGCTGCCGTGACCATAGCGTCAAGGTCATCGTTAGCCGTCTTGTGCTTATTCAAATATCCCTGAATCTGATAAATCCGCACCGTGGTTGCCTGAACCAGCACTTCGATCCACTCAATCGGGCACTGGACTACGCAAGATTGGCCACTCAAGCAAACGTAGTCGCCAACCGAGACACCCGAAGGCACTTCGGCGAACGTCATCACGTCACCTACCGTCACCGGGGTTTCGTCCTTGATAGACACATTGAAACCAGGCGTTTGGCTAACTACGTCTAGGGTTTGGTCCAAAAACGAAGCTGGCACCGCGTCCACGGTGATATCGTTACCGCTAATAGCCGTGATTTGCGCGCATTCGGATACCGGCACTAATTTAGAGGCTAGGCGATAGTACCAAACCAAAATTGGCCCGAGATTCACCACCGATAGCGTCTTAATCAGATTGTCTTCTAGGTAGTAGCTATAGGCCGGGCGTGTTGCAAAATTCAGCGAGTACAGTTCGGAAACCTCGCACCGAGATAGTGCGATGAGGTTGCCACTCACGTTTACTTTCACGTCTACAAACGCGCCGCCTTGGGCAAGTGACGGAATGGGATAAGCGTTTTGATCGTTTGGCTGATAGGTTTGGCGAGTGAGCCAGTAATTCTCACGGCAGGATGCTATTTTGGGCGCAACACGCGTGCGCATCTCCGTATCACCAAGCGCTAGAAAATCCGCCTCGGTAAACGTGTTATTGCCTTGCGGCACGTGAGATGTGCGCTTAACGGCATTGATAAAATCTGACGTGGTGTAGGTTAGCATCCGGCCTCATTTTAGTGAGCGTTTTTAACCAGATCTTCAAAATCCTCTTCAGACAACTCATCACCATCCGGCTCGGCGTGCTCACAAGCTTCACCGTCTTTTTGGGCCACGAGTTGTTCCATTGGGCCTTTTTCACCGTCGACCATCGCCAATTTCTTTTTCCCGTTGAAACCATCACGGAAGTCTTTGGCTTTGTCTGGATCGATTTCAGCTACTTCAATCGAAGCTTCTACTGGCTTCATTTGAGATTTCAAATCGTCAGCATCCATGCTCTCTAGGTGAGCGATTAAATCCTCAATAAGCCGGGCGCGTCGTGGGTCAATCATTTGTCTCTCCCTTAAACCAAAGTTTTTCCAAGGCCCCGAACCGTTACAACCATTTCGCCACCGGCTAGGTCATACGATAGGCGGTAGTAGTTACCGCTGGGGTTTACTTGTTCTAAATAAAAGTTTCCGGTTGCAGTAATGGTTTGAGCAACTCCCTCATCAAACCAAATCCACTCTGATTCTGGAATATCTCCGCCCAAAGATTTTTGCAGTACAACGTCAGCACCCGAAACCGGGTCAGTGACTTCAACTTGCACTTCGAATGCGATTATCGAAGCGCCGGTAACGTCGACCGCTGGGCCATTGGTGTCGGCATCAATCGTTAGTGGACCGTAAAGTTTTTTGAGTGAGTTTAATAATTCCATGTTTTCCCTTTATGCATTCCAACCGGTGATTGGCACAATGGCCGTGACCATTAAAGTTTGTCCATTCGCCCACGCTTCGGGGGAACTTGCTGTAACTCGGCCCGCCTGGTTATCGGCAGCGGCACGAAATTGAGTGGTGGTGTCGTATATGGCTACTGTCGAGTGATACGCGCCCTGTACTGTACCGCCAAAACCTATGATTGTGTTGGTAGACGATGATTGTTGTAGCTTCGTCGTGTTGATCGTGAGACCAGACGGCACCCCAAAAATCCAATCACCAGTTCCAAACGTGGTCGTGCTACCTGCCGTGATTTGGTATTCGATTTCGGCAGTATCACCACGGCGGCGATAGTTTGCGGTCAAAGTTCCGTTTCCGATAGCAGGGTTTACGGAAACCGCCGTCCAAGACGCGGTAAAAGAGGTCCAGTTAGTGTTATTGACGCGAGATAGCACATTCCAGTTTGTGCCGTCGCAGTACAATTCCACTTCTTCGCCCAAGGTGTTGAGCGTGGTGGAAAGGCCAGTGCCACTAATAGTAAGCGCGCTAAAATCGGCGGTAGTTTTCTTAACCCGGTAAGTTAGTCCAGAGTTTCCGGTAACCGTTGGAAGCGTGCCGGTATAAGCACCGCCCGAAGTGTCGCAAAGTACAAAGTAGTCAGTGGCCGCAAAGGTAAATGTAGTGGTTTTGGTAGCCACCGAGCGCTGGTAGAGATTGCCGTTTAGCTTTTGGATCGCAGACAGAATCGAATCGCTCGCTGAAATCGTACCCGGCGCCGAGGCGTATCCCGTCAGCACCTTGGCAATGACTGCGGAATTGGTAACGGTAGCAGCAACCGAACCCGGTCCCGAGGCGGTTACCTCGCCAGTTAAGTCGGTGATGTAGTTACCGGTAGCTTGCTTAGCGTTAAGCTGCGTTTGAATTGCCGAAGTCACACCCGACACGTAACCAAGTTCGGTCGCTGTAACTGTGGAAACTGTAATATCCCCACTTCCGTCGGATATTAACGCCCTATTTGCAGCAAGCGCCCCTGCCGAGGTGAGGATTACCGTTCCATCAAAAGTGAGCTTATTTGAGCTATCAACCCCGAGTAGGAGGTTTGCGTCATTGGTAGCATTTCGCCATGCGATAGCGTCTGCATTAGCTAGTCGCACAAAACCAACGGTCGCAATGTTTGACGTGCGGGACTTTAGATAGATTTGAACGGTCGCAAAGTTAGCGCCAAAGTTTACGTCATTGGTTAACGAAAACGCGCCCCCCGTGCGTTGGAGCAGAAAAGTGGAGACAGCCGTCGCCCAGTTGGTGACGTTCTGCCCCCAATTATTTTCCCCAACCGTCGGAAAGGGATAGGTAGTACCGGCAATTGTTAAATCAACGGACACCTAAACCCCCGTTAGAACGTATACGTTTTAGCGCTAGCATCTGCCGCGCCACCAGTTAACCGCGCACCACTTGCCACAATCGTACCGTCAGCCGAAGAAATCAGGGTTTGATTGCCATAGATGCCGTAGTTAGTGGAAGAGACCGTCACCACGTTCGTTGCCGAAGTTGCAGTGACGTACCCCGAAACCAGTGCAGTAACCGAAGCATTGATAGCCGCTGCCAAGTTAGTGGCGGTAGCCGTGTCGGAAACACCGACGTTAAATTGGTTACCGGTTGCGCCCGAAGCGACTGCCGTAAAAGTGACGCCGTTAATGCTGATTGCGTCGGTTGCGACCACACTCGTTAGAGTAAAAGTGCCGCTAGCGCGCACTGCGTAGTCTTCAATCGACGAAACAACCGAAGGGGGCGACCCCATTTGACCGCCCGATACAATCGATTCCAAAAACTGAGCCATGCTTTGCACGGTTGCGTACTTGCTAGAAGTAGAGCGCTCGAAATCTTGGCGCAAAGTTTCTTTAGTTTGGGCCGTATTAATGAGCAGGTTTAGTTTAGCCATTTAGTCTCCTACGCTAGATTTAGGGGAATTGGGTTTTTTAGGCCCAATCCCCCCAAACTCCCGCTTTTTGCAATTAAGCCGTCAGGTTATCCAAAAGACCGGCGCGGGCCGGAACTTCGGCAAAGATTCCCTGGTCGCTCATCGAGCGGAACTCGATAGCGGTGTTGTTAGAAACCTGGACCGTCAATTCTTCATTGCTACCAGGCAGAGCCATCGTGACATCGGTAGAACCGATGCGGTGGATTTCCATCGAGGGCAAGAGCATTGCGTGTCCGAGTTTCAGCATCGGGTGAGAGATGATCTCAACCGAGACGCCGCCCATATCGTACATGATACCGCGAGGACCGCGCTTGGCGTTCGTACCGGCATCGGTGTAGCGACGAAGGGCCGCTTCATCCGCTGCAAGGTCCGCGAACCGCTCGGGTCCGATGAACAAGATTGCTTTTTCGAGACCGTAAGCTTGGCATTTAGCCATTAGGCGCATGATTGCAGTCAGCGACACTTGGCCAGAGACATCCAAGTATTGCGATTGCCAGGCGTCGTAGGTTGCCGCGTCGATATCAAACAAAGTGCCAGCGTTGGTCAGAATCGCGTAGAGGCCAGCGCATTCGTTCCAAGCCGTCGTGGTGCGGCTATTTTTAAAGTATAGGTTATCGTTAGCAACGACAGCGGCGCTAGTGCCGGTTACCGTCACCGAGCGGTCCGTGATATCAACCGCCGAAATGGTCAAATCACCGTTGTGCTGAGTGGCCGATTCAGTGGTTGCCGTGAAGGCTTCCAGAATCGAGCCTTTCAGACCCGCGCCCCAGATACCAGGAGCAAACGATGCTTGGGTTAGTACCAAGACGCCTGCGGTGTTGCTGGACACGACGCCCAAACCACTGCGACCGTACAAGAGCGAGCACTCAAGACGGTACATGTGGGAGAATTTCATGTTGGAAAGAACCGCAGCGTAAGCAGACTTGAAGGCTGCTTTGCCTTGGCTAGCAGCGCGGGCAGCAGCGGCATAGGCCAATTGGGATGCGAGGTAAATCGCATACGATTGGATTTTAGCATGCAATACAGTAGCCGCGACCGGGGTCGGGCTAGCCGGAACAGCGTTAGAACCCATGCTAGGGGCGTAAGTGAATCCGCCTTCTTTAGTCAGAGTGACCGCGACCACATACGCTTCGCCGATTGCTTCGCCTTTTTCAAAAGGGAAACGATCTTGGCAAATCGCCCAAGTGGGGCAGGCTTGGACCAAACCAAGCTTGGAATAAACTTCTTTAAACAATCCGCTTAACGTATCAGGTGAGTTAACTTGAGCCATGATTTTATAATCTCCAGAAAAAGTGTTTGAGTGCGTTTATGCAAATGAGGTGCATCGCTATGGTCACGCCCAGGACGGGTAGCAACCAAATGGCAGATAACTTTTCTGGAAATTGTCCCCGTCGCGTCGGTGGCAGCGCCTAATGGTAGCTACGCCTAAACGACAGGCCCCCAACCCATTAAAGGTATGAGCCCCTCTTATGGAGTTAATTCTGAGACTAATTTAGTTTTTTTTCAACAATAGGTTTTTCACTTGGCGTTTTTGGCAGCGTAAACAATTTCGACCGGGTCTAATTGCCCGGGCCAAAACTGACGAATCATTTGTCCCGTTTCAGCATAAAACACCACACCCGCTGGAATAGAAAAGCTGCTACCTGGCAGGTAGGTTTTAAATGCCTTCCACTTTGGGTCTGGGATGCTTAAACCTTTTAAGCCAAGCCCTTTTACAAACGCGTCGGTAGAACTTTGCGTAGGTGCGTCATTCCAACCGCGTCCTACCGGCGAATAAACCCGGAACTCTATTTTTTCTAATTGATCGGCAGACAGTTTATTCAGCTCGGCTTGGACTTTTGGCAAAATCACGTGGCAAGGGTGACAAGGCTCAGCACCCCAAACCGCTAAAATCACCGTTTTACCTTTAACAGGCGGAACTACCGGTGGCGTTGGAACGTATGGTTTCGGGGCCGCGTTTCCACAAGCCCCAATCAAAAATGCGACCACCAGTAGCAGTGCTTTCATCGTTTTAGCTCCAAAGTTTTGGGTCTCGTGCGCGCCTCTGTACTTCTTCCATTGAAATCTTTTCGCCCGGCTCTGACGGCGTGTAGTTTTCTGTGCTAACTGGCCCGGTTTGACGCGTTTGCCCCCGGCGTTCCCGGATTCTTTTTAAATCGTATTCGCGAATCTTTTTAACCGTCTGCTCACCAGCTAGGCTTATTAGAACGTCTCCGTCTGCCCCCTCTAATAGTGAGGACATGATTTGCTTAGCTTCGCCCCGCACTTGCTCAACAATTAGAGCAGCCGGCGCCTTGATACCCTTACTCTCATTCACCCGAATCCAATGTGCTAGGCGGCCTGCGACAAACTTGGTCTTTGGTAAGTTCGCCTCTTTGAGCAGTTCCAAAACCTCAGCCGTGATTTTCTGAGCTTCTTCTTGGTCTTTGAGCTTTTCTTGCTCGTCTAGGTCCGCTTTTTCTTTCTCGGCTTGTTTGGCCTCGTATTCAGCTAAGCGAGCTTTTGCTTCGGCAAGTTCCCGCTGCTCGGGCGTCATCTCAGAGGGCTTAACTACGGTTTCAACGTACCATTCTTCGGCGGCTGCGATGATTTGCTCACGGCTTAGGCCAAACTTTGGGTCAGAGAGAGTTTTAAAAACCTGTTTGGGGTCTTTGAACTTAGAAATCACCTCCTCGGCAGCACGCGCCTTAACCGAAGCTTCCTCAAACATCTTATTGGCCCCACCTACAATAGAGGCGCGGCGCAATACTTCGGCGCGGGTGAGCTTTTCGGTCTTGCCAGCGGAAATCACTTCAAAGATTTCGGCAGCGGTTTGGGGTTGGGCGTCACCGCCGGATTGTGCGGGGGCAGTGGCGTTACCCGGTGCGGTATTAGTGGTAGCGGCAGGTGCGGCTGCGGGCGTTGCGGTCACGGGGGCGTCAGACATTGTATCTCCTTTGGTAGCTTTCCCAAACACCCGCCATTATTGGTAGCGCGTTTGGGAAAACGTCTATTTTAAAACTCTACATTCCTTGCGCAGGCGTCCCTGGTTGCAAAGGCGCTGGCTGCCCGTCCGCCGGATTCACCGGGGGTTTTGGTAAATTAGGCAAATTCGGATTGGGCGCTCCGGGAGGCGGCGTCACGTCACGAGGCGGCTGGCCTCCACCGGCAGGCGCGGGACCGGGCGCCCCTTGAGGCGGCATTCCAGGTTGCGGCATCGGCGGCAAAACCTTTTGCCCGGTCGCGAGTAACAAAGCCGGGTTTGTGTCAGACAGCTTTCTCCACAAATCCAAGTGGTCTTGAATATGAGAGAGAGTGTTATTGACCACGCCCGGGTCTTTTTTGGCGTTAGGAGTACTGATAACCGATTGGTGCCCTTGAATATGGGCCTCGTGGTTTTCGACTAGGACCGCAATCGCGGGCAACCCTTCGGCTAGCTGCTCATTTTCTTCAATAATGGCCTCTTCCATGGCCACTTCGTCTTCAAGCAGAATGTTTAAGTTCCCTGTGGTGAGGACTTCGATGTAACGCCGGGCGGAGCGAATCATGTCCGACTTGAGCAGGTCTTGAGCAATCGTGAGTTTCCCCGAAGCGGTTTGCAGTAGCGGGTTAACTGGCTCAAAAACTACCGTGCTAACACTTTCCAGGGTTTCGCCGGTGAATTTGAATTCTTTAATGGCTTGGGCGTTAGACTTTCCGGCAATGCGAACGGTTTGCTCCTCATCGGCAAACTTGCGGTTCATCTCAATAATACCGGTGCCGCCGCCGTTTAGGATTTTGTAAAAGCAGCGCTGCACGCCGCCGTTACTCATAATGGCGTTAGACTGGAGCAGCGCCATGGCAGCGCCTGACGCGCCTTTTAGGCTACCGCTTGGATCGCCGCGCAAAATGGAATTGATGCCAGACAATTCTCCCTTTTTCATGCCCAGCATCTCGATGTATTTGAAAACTTCGGCGGGAGTAGCGGTTAGCTGCAGGGGCTTAATCTTATCAACGAACTTTTCATCCACTTCCATGTACCGCAAGCCCTTGCTTAGCTCGGTATGAGTGACCCCACCCCCTTTGGGTCCGACAATGGTAGCAACGCCGAAAGTGGCCTGGTTGTTCAGCACAATAGAATGCAGGGTGTCAGTGACTTGCTCGAGCGCTAATAGGTCATAGTTCGGAGTGTGGGCAAACGCGGTGCCCAGCATGTCCATTTCAGAGCCCCGAATAATGTTTTCGTAAGGATAGGGGAATGCGACATCAAGCAGCACCGTGCCGCTAATAAAAATCGTGTATCGACCTTCTTGCTTCACTGGCTGCCCGTCCGGCCCTGGCTTTTCCCAAGTGCAAGCCAAAGTGGGGTAATGGATGAATTTGTGGACTTCGATAAAGTCCGTGTTATCGGTGCCCGCTTTAAAGAGCAGTTCGGGCGGGATGTCTGAGCCCCCGCCGCTATTGTTGCCGATAGCTAAAATCTCTTCACGGTAAGCTGGGTATTGGGCTGCGAGCTCAAAACGGTTTTCACGCTGCGAAAAGATATACCAGTTTTGCTTAGCCGAGGGGGCGCCGATATCCCGCGCCACGTTCCAAGGCGGGTAAACGCGCTGTACCATGCCGCCGTTTTTGAGCGTGCCCCCGTTTTCGTCAGGCCGGATATCCTCGCCAAGGTTGGTATCCCAATCCTGGACGCAAAAGCCCTCATCGGCCATAAGCACGTAGTCGAGCGTCTCAACGTAGTCTTTTTCGAAATTGTGCTTAGGGTCTGAAAAGTAATATTCGACTAATTGAGTACCGATGCGCGCGTTTCGCAGCGTCTTAATATCGGTGTTAATAGCCTTGGCTATGCCTGCCGGGCGGTTTTGGATAGCGATTTGCTTTTCGTTGCGCAGTAGCGAGGCGTAGTCGTTAACTTTGTACCCAACCAATTCCCCAAACTCGCCTTGGGCGGAAACTTTCCAACTATTCTTACCGTCAGCACTGATTCCATAAAAGCTACCGACTGACGTAGACCACTTGGCTAATTTCCCGCTACCAGGCGACCCGCAAAAATTACGATAGATGCGAATCTTTTCGCACAGTGCGTCAAGAAACTCTCGCCCCTGTAAAATTGCAAAGTAGGTATCGTTATTGCGGGCACTAGCCATTAGCGGACCTCATCTAAGTAAGTTTCAAGGTCTGATTGTACAGGCAGATCCTCTCTCTCACGATAACCGTTTTCAATTCGGGCGCGCGCTATCTCGAAGTATTCGGGGTTTAATTCTATCCCGGTAAAGTTAATTCCTAGACGCCGTGCGGCAACTCCCGTCGTGCCGCTGCCCATAAACGGATCAAGCACAATGCCGCCGGGAGGGGTGATTAGCTTGATTAGGTATTCCATCAGCTTGATGGGTTTTACGGTTGGATGGAAGTTGGCGCGGGCTTCGTGCTTATGAGGCGTTTGTTGCGGGTTACCTGTGTCGCCCGTTAAACCGTACTCGCCAACCGGGGCTTTCTTAGGCATCCCCTCACACCCCGCATTGCGCTCACTCGTGCTGGCTTTGGCGCAGTAGAAGAAGCGGGAGGCGCCGCCCCCTCCCTCATGGGAATATGAATTCACTCCAGGGATTGTGCGCGTCTCGACTGCACTACCGAAGATAGCGTCACCTTTGCTTGGTCTTTTATTCCCGCTCGGGGCAAGAAAACCCGTCTGCTCATCCAGCATCTCCCCCGCCGCCTCATCTAAAATCACGTTGGCCGGGAAGCGGCCTTGGGAGTAACCGACAATTCCTTTGTACTCGCCTTGGGTGTTGCCTTTGAACCCAGCGTATTTGTCGCCATCATGAGCCTTTCTTGGAATACTCTCTGCCCCAATTCTCGATGCATCAATATTCAATCCCCCCGTGCCCCACCGTTGCACATTCTGTGCAATCGTGAGGCCTTTCTCTAAGGGCTTGCGGGCGAGGCAGATTGGTTCGTTGGCGGGTTTGAGCGCAGTGCCCCAGCCGGACCATTGTTTAGCGGCGTCGGTGGACGGGGCGGTTAACTCAGCATCTGCCAATTGTTTTGAGTGAAACATTGCCTCGGAGCTAGTCGTATTTAACCTAGTCGGGGCCTCTGGCGACTTATACCGGCCAACTACTTCCCGTTCTATTCCAGCCGCCTTATCGATTGCCTTACTGATGTCGAGAGATTTCGGGAATCCCTGCCCATAAATCCATTGCACTTGGTCGCGAATCTCAAAGCCCGCGTCCTCAATAGCAACCACAAGCCGGTGATAAGTTCTAGTGCCGCCGAAGGCGAGTAGGTGGCCACCGGGCTTCAATACGCGAAGGGCCTCACGCCAAATGTCGACAGAGGGTACGTCGTAATCCCATTTTTTGCCCATAAAGGACAGGCCATAGGGCGGGTCGGTGACGATGCTATCGACGCTATTATCTGCCAATTCACGCAAGCGCGCCTGACAATCCCCAAGTAATAACAATTTAACCCCCAAGATGCCGTACTACTTCAAAGTAGAAAATAACCCGCGCATTCCCTCACCCATCGGAGAGAGAGTTTCCTTTTTCCCCGCTACCGGCCAGCCGTCTGGATTCCACGTATATTCCGGGAGTGGATTCGAATATTGATCGACGTTTCGAACTAAGTAAATCAGCGCTGCCAAGGCGTCATAGTGCCCAAACACTTTAGAGCGAGCAAACATTTTGCGGTGCTTGTCCCAAATACCCATGCTGAGACACCCAATCACTTGCTTGCAGCGGGGATGCGCGACGATGCGGTTTTGTTTTACCCACACTCTTACTTCCCCAATCATCTCGTGCAATTTCTCTTTATCGGTTTTGACGAAAGCTAGCCCCGCAGGCCGGGCGGATAAGTCATTATTTAAAAGTGGGTGCGAGTTATCGCTGATTCGCCGGTACACCTGATAAGTAGTGTCATCCCATTTGAGTTCGTTTTGTTTTTCTAGGATCCGCTTTTCGATTAGCTCAGTGGTGGTGCGAACTCCTGAGATATCTATCTCGTCCAAGATGTAGAGACGCGATTCTTTGAAATTGTAGTAGGCAAAAAGGCAGACGGTTTTGTCTAACTCCACGCCGATATCCATGGCTTCGTACTTATGCCAAAAGATGTAGTACGGGTCTGCTGCCGGATCGAACGCGCGCTCGTGCAACGCGGGCTTCCACTCTGGGACCAGGGCGTTTTCGGTGTCGATAATATCTTCGGCTAAATACTCTCTACGCACGGTGGTGGATTGAATATCTGCGTACTCGCCCGCAATCATGCGATTGACGTCTTCAGCGGGAATACCGTCCTCTTCCAAAAACATGCGAATCACTTCAGGCGGATAGCCGCCGTCAAATATCGTGTAGTGGCTATAGTAACCGCCCACTTCGGCCTCTTTGGCCATTTGGGTAAATTCATGATCAGGGGTGGCTGCCGGGCTTGATGCAACAATCAGCCTTCGGCCTTTCACCACCAAACCGTCTGGGTCTAGGAACTGCGGCATGGCGACATCGGAAACCAAGTATTCGAGTTCATCCACGTCACGCGCTTCGTCGATAATAAATAAGTCACACGCGGGACCGCGCAAATCATCGGCGCGCCCGTTATTAACCCCGGCTAGGTGAATCTCAGAGCTATTTGGAAACAGGTACATTCCCTCGGCGCTTTTAAAGATGGGGCGCATTTCTTCAGGGCAAGAGCGCAGGATTTTATTCATGATAGGTCGAATAACTTTGCGTAAGGCTTTAGCGGTGGGGGCTGCGTAGCGGACTTGGGCGCCTGGTTTTATCAGGCAAGTTAGAATGGAAAAAAAGCATAGGAAGTAGGTTTTACCCAAACGCCGGGCACACTTGATGACGTATTTAAATCGGGTGCTGCCAAGCACTGCGCGCAGCATCGCTTTTTGGCAGGGTTTAAGTAGCCAATCAATCACGCCACGGCGCCAAAGCACGGCTTTTGCTTCGGCGTTAGATACGGCTGATTTCTTTATTCCCCCCATGTCGAATTATCCCCATGAGCTCTGACAATTAATATTGTCACCCCTTACAAAAAACTTTTACTGCGGGCCGGATTTACACCGGCCGTGAGTTTCTGGATGAAACGGTCCAGCCGGGCGCATCCCGGAAGCCGCAGCAAACTCTTTCAAATCATCTGTTTGGTCTTTGACGTTGTCATCGGCCAAAGCCAGTGACCAAAGATGCATCCCATAACAAAACTTCCAAATGGCGAAATATGCAGGTAGTCCGTCATTACTTGGCTAACAGTCGTGGCTTCGCCGCCAATAATGAACACACCGAAATCGTAAACGCCCAGTGCTATCATTGCGATGAATAGAATTTGCTTGGTGAGATTCACTTCTCCCCCAGTGCGGCGTCGATGCGGTGGTAAAGCGACGCATGAATGGCCGCAGCCCATAATGTGTCCCGCGCTTCCCTCAACAACTCGCGCAGGGATTGGTTTTCTTCGTTCGCATCTTCTATCAACGCAGCCTCTCGGCTAATGCCTGCGTAAAGTAATCTCTCCACCTCCTCAATCAACTTCGGCATCGCGGTGCGGGCGGCGGCGAAAAACTGGCTGTCGTTTATAGAATTGCATCCGTAGATTCGGCCCGCTTCACATATTATTTCGGCTTGTTCCTTGGTGAATTCTTTTTCGACGATATCGTTATATAGAGCCTTGTACGGAATTCCATCCATTCCAAAGCTTTGCATGTCGGCGCGACCTGCTCGCCAACCCGGCGTCGCCGCTTCGCAGAGTTTCTTTAGGGCGGGGAGGTCTAGGTCTTTCATTATTTTTCTCCCAACGCCGCGTCGATGCGCTTAATGCATTCTTCCTGCTCTTGGCACCCACAAAGCTGTTCATGAGAGGAAATCATTTCCCGCGCCTCTCGGAGTAGGGAGCGCAGGGTGTCTCGTTGCTGCTCATAGTCTGTCGCAAACTTACAAACATTCGCGTATTCGTCTTTGTATTTCTCCAACTCCGCCTGCAAGCAATCGCATATGTGGTGAGTGGTGCAGTTCATTTTTCCATCCGGGCGGTTCACTGGGCCTCTGGTAGTTTTAGGAAATCAATGCGTTTCATTTTTCGCGCCGTTATCTCAACTGATTCTTCATCGTCGGCATCCATGTTTTCGACGTGCTGCTTTACGCATTCTAAAGAATCAATAGTGAAGCCGTCATGGTCGCTGGAAAGTGTCCAGACTGCGATTTGCTCCTCTGCCCATGCATCGGCGCATCCGATGTGTAACGGGTATGTAACCCCGTCTATCTTTTGACTTTGCTGGCAGGCGCCAATTGGAATTTCAGTTTTGCATTGAACACATATTTGTATTTTCATTTCCCAATCCTCTTCTTCACACATTATCCCTATTCTTAAGCGGCGTAGTTTTCATAGCCTCTACAAACGGAGCGAATTCAGATTTCAGTATTTCAGCTTTGTTGGGTATTTCCTTGATGCAAACCAGTTTCGCGGTGTGGGTGTCGTCACGCAAACGGATGCGATCCCACGCGGTATAGTCTTGCACCGATGGGTCTGGCATTCCATAAACCACCGGCGCCTCGGCGATCTTTTCCTGGAGTGCCTTTAGCTTTTTCTCCAGCATCTCGGCCCTCTCTTCAGCCTTTTTTCGCATCGAACGGTGAAAATCACTCATCGGCCTAGTTTCCGATTTAGCCAGCGGTAGTAGGACGCGGTGCCAATGCCTTGCGAGGTGATTGCATCATAAATTTTCATGGTTTTTGATAATTCCAGGATTTTATCTACAATCGCCAATTGCTCACGCAGCGTGTAGTGCCGATTTGCCCGGATTTTTCGACCGCATTCGCAAGTAAGCATTAGCCGGCACTCACTATCTGCAACAAATCCGCAGTAGGCATTTGAGAGGCGTCGTTTTCAGCCGGTTTATCGGGAATTACTTCCACCACGCGCTTTTTGCCTTCGATGTATTGTTGTAACTCCAAGTAGGTTCTCACCTGATCTCTAGGCTCTAGCAGCGGCAAAAGTTTTAAGACTTCCGCTATAGGGAAAACGCCGTGCTTTATCAACATCTCCTCGCATTTCAGGAGTTCTTTTGCCGCAGTGCGTTTATTGGGAATTCCCTTTGGCCTGCCCCCCTCGCCTTTTTTAAAGCGCCCCACAAAACCTCCCTAAATTTAGGATTTCGGCATTGGACCCATGCCAAGCTTAAAGTTCACCGCGTTAATTGCGGTTTGGTGCTCAGCTAGGGTTTTTTCCATTTTATCAAAGTGCACTTCTAAATTCTTGGTGTGCTCGAATTTCATGAATCGCATCAAGACTTCTTCACCGTATAGCGCCAAAAACAATAGGCACAAAAGCACCGAAGGCATTGCGGTGAAGTAGCAGGCCGGCAAGCTCGCCACAAACAGGTAAAATACGGGTTTAGTTAACATCGAGGTTTGCGTCCTCTGTTTCACCGGTTTCGGGATTTACGCGAGGGCCTTTTCCAGTTTGGCAAAAGTCTACGGTAAATAGTTTCCAATGCAGGCGGCCTTTGATGGGGAGGAGGGCGACGGCACCTTTAGAGATGCTTTGTTGATAGCTCGCGCGGTAGAGCTTATCAAAAATATCAATTAGCTCACTACGGTGGTAGGCATTTTCGCTCACGTATTGCACGAGGCGGCCATTGTCGTTTACTAACTGCACAATGCGCTGAGCGCTGGGCTTTGGCATGAGATCAATCTCTAGCTGAATAACTCCAAAGCACACGCCGTTCGCGAATATTGCATTTGGATCGTTAGGGCCACTTTCGCTTACTTTGCGGGGGCGCCCTGGTTTCTTTTTTTCTTCAATCACTGTAGTTCCTTTATCTTGGTTATCTGTGTAGCTAGCTCGAATTCGTCGGCCTCTTCGGGAGTAGGCAAGCGCCCTTCGATCAGCTGGATGTAAAAACTAAAAATCGGCACAAAGTGAGTGCCGTTGATTTGGAAGGATTTAACTAATCTTGCACGCTGCGCCTCGGGCATTTCGCCCAATCCCAAGCAGCCCTTTACGTCCTGAATGGTCACTTCTTCTAGCTCACCGTCTAATTCCTTGGAGGCCAGAATGGTTTTACCGATCCATTGCTCGGGGTTTTCCACTTCGAGTTTGTGGCGGCGAAACGTTGTTTTAACTAAGTTACCAAAGCCTTGGATGATTCTACCCATTGGTTATTCTCTTTTTCATATCCGCCGTCAGAGGCGCGTAAAACGCAAAGGCCAGAAAAACGTCTTTTAGGACTTCAAGGCGAGGGTCTGTGATTGGGGTTAGATTCCACTCCTCGGCATAAGCGGGCGGGGGGACAATCTGTAAATCCTCTTGGCGGTTGGCGACTGAGTTGGCTTTGAGCAATTCCAGCCGGTGAGCGGCTGATTCGGGCGTCTCTTGTCTTAGCTGAAATCCTCTGTCTATTTCGATAATCACCTGGACGTGAACCCACTCCGTAGTGAAAACAGCGTAATTCAGAACAGGCCGCATGCCGGTTGTTGTTACCCAAAAGTTAGCAAGGTGGTGCCCAGAGCCTAGGTCTAGCTTTTCTTCATGGGTTAGTTGAATAAAGGCGATGTTAGACACAAAGCGGGTGATGCCGTAAGGCAGTGCCAGCCGGGCTTCGTAGTAGTTCCTAAACCAGATTCGGAATTTGTCGCGGTAGCGTTTAAAGAGGTTTTTCACGTGGAACTTTTACCTTTCCGGGCCTTTCGGTACCGTCATGTAAGCAGGCCCCTTGGGGTACCGCTTTACCTAAGTTAGTCTCTTTTTTCTAATTGCTCAAGGTAGCGTTTGCCAGCTTCACCGGTCGCAAAGTCCACGCCGTCCTGAAAACCGAATAACATTCCCTTGTAAAACCCTGCCACAAAACAGAGTAAACCGCCCATTAGGGCAGTAGTGACCGCTAAGCCCCCCACCCGTCCGCCCCCCAAGGTTGTTTCTCGGCACCAGGCGGAATTTCGGGAACTAGCATGTTTGGATAGCGGCTCTCAATCTCAAGTAAAATCCCAACCGCCAAATCGACGCAGGACTTGGGGATCTCGTTTGTAACTAACTTGCCAGTGAGCCCCGCCGCAATATTGGCAGCCATTCCAGCTAAGAGGCGTTTTTTTTGTTCTAATTGAATTGGTGTCATTGTTTTTCGCTCTTTATAGTTTCGGCTAAATAGAGGCCGTTGCCTCGGTCCTTGTAAACTTCTAAATTGCCAGGGCCTAGTGCTTTCCAAATCTTTTTGATGATTTTCCAACGGTCCCCTTCCATCCCTTTGGCCTCAACCCAAACGGTTTTCCCGGCTTTGTTGGTGTACTTCATGTCGGCTTTGTACTTGATATCGACAATCGGAAAAGTCACCGTCGCTTGGCGGGATAACTCGGTTAACTCCTTTTGTTGCTCTAACACTCGTAAATAAGTCCACGTTCGGGCTTCCAATCCTGAGGGGAATGATTGCCCCTCTACTACCGTTTTCTTGGCGTTGTACTTGTGCGCACTAGCGGCCCGACATGGCATCGTCATTGTGAGTTTGTGTTTCATCAATCGACAGCGTGAGCACTGGTTACGAGCGTCCCAATTGTGCAATACGGGCTGTGGCTTGGGGAAACTCACTCTTTTGTCCCTTTAGTTATTTCTCTAAAAACGCCTCTGAAAGCGCCCATCTTATAGGCCAGCGTAATAATTGACCTCACTAGGTCTTCCGACTCTTTTTGGTCGATGGAAAGCTGAGCGTAGCGCGCAGCTATTAGTTCAACAATTTCGTCTAAAGTCAGTCTGTCTTCTTGATTCATGGTTTGTCTCTGCACTTTGGGCACCGTTTAAGTCTCTGTAACTCCTCATCGGTACCGGTCCATTCAAAATCTTGGTGGCACTTGTCGCAACCCAGCATAAGGCGGATTTTTAAAGGCGCCTTACGTTCCGGCTGGCCAACCATTGGTTTTTTAAAACTTGGGTTTTCTGGGTCTCTCATTTGAGAGACTTTACCCTTCTTTTAAAAACCCGGATTCTTCTATTTGTTCTAGCGTTAGCGACCAAATTGATACCCGGTTTTTTTTGCAATATCCCTTAATCTTTTTAGCGCTTTCTATTTTTCTGTGCTTTTTACAAAACCCATCAATCCCCGCTTTTTCTTCACACTCGAAACAACCAGTGGGTAAGCCGGCCTCTCTTCTTAACTGATTTTTTGTTTTTGAAATCGTTACCTCGACCGGTTCCGGTATTTCCCACTTTGGAACAAATCGGATATAGGCGTCGCAATGTTTGCAGTTTTCCTGGAAGTGCTCCGTTCCGTTGGCGAAGAGAACTTTGCTTATTCTCGTTCCGCTGCGCTTGCATTTTTTGCATTCCACAATCAACCCTTCTTTCAAGCTTGGCCCTGCGGGCACACGATCACCTAAGAAGATCCCCAGAGCTTTTTTACGTTTTTAAGTGCGCCGCGCTTTTTAAGGCATAGCTCCACCTATTGCGAAAATTCACTCTCTCAAGACTGGCGTATGTATTTTGTGTACTAAGGACCGGCAGAGCCTCGCCAGCACGTCGTCCTGCGGAATCTCCCTCGTGAGGGGCTGAATTCCGGGCCGGTCCATTACACGAATAACCCATCCCCCAAGATGACCCCGGAGCACGCGATACCCTATTAAATCCCCATCGCACGCGTGATCTATTAGCCCGACGCGATAGCGGGCGAACCGCTCAGAATGGAGCGGTACCTACACATTTATTTTTGCTTGAAAAGAAGGAGGGAATCGGTGAGATTCAGGCCACATTCTTTTCGTCGCTGATTAGAGTTAAACAGCCTCTCTGCCGCAAAAGCAAGAGGCTGTTTTTTTATTTGTTGATCTCTCCCTTAACCGATGATAACGCACCACGACAAATATCAACACGTTGATTGAGGGTGATTAATGAAACATGAATGCGAAGAATCTAGACGAGATAGATCAATGGCTCTTTTGAACGCGCTAAAGGCCTTAGAATTCGTCACAGCCGTAGTTAGAGATGAGGCAGACCGATGCCACGTGGAATTGCTTTTAATGGGCGAAGCGCCAAAAAAACGAGGCCGCCCAGCCAAAGCCACAAAGCGATCGTACCGCAAGCGATCAGGCACTAAAGCTAGTTAAAGCGTGCGATAGCTGGTTTTAGACAATTCAATATAGGTAGTATGCCGCCCCACCTGCGATAGCTGCTAAAGCTGCGCCTGCGGCTACTGCTTGCTTCCAGCTTAGGCGAGAAAGTTCTAATCTTATAAATTTTTTTGGGCCACGTTTAGCGTCATCTCGTTTTTTCTTCTCGATATCAAAATCAGTCTTAACCTTTAAAATACGATCAATATCCTGCGGCTTTTTCGAACGAACCTCTTCGGAAGCAATTCGCTTTTGGTCCTGATCGATCATCGTAAACTCGGTGTCGCTTGTGTACTCGACTAGGTAAGACTTTCCCCCGTACACCACCCCTAAAATTTTCTGTCCCATGAGACCCCCCTTACTGAATGATGCTTGGGTAATAGGACTGCCCAAACGCCTTGAACAAAGCCCTCTCAGCCGGACTGATTACACTTCCGAATAACCAAAGCTCCATTATATAGGAATCAGTCGCCGGAAAGTCCGGCAGCCCGCCGTTTCCGTAAGAGTTGATATAGTTGTTATTGTTCGTGTTCGAGTTCCCGCCCGCTTTGGCGGTTACCGATTTTGACACGTCGTTGATTATTCCGGTATAGGACGAGGCACTGGTAGCCGATACTCCATCGTAATTCAGAATGACTGCGGAGTTAGTCGTTACAAGTTCGGTGTTATCCATTCCAATAGCCACGCCCGGAATGATATTAAAGAAAAACCCATAATTTACGTCATTTGAAACGACAATGTTTAGGTTAGAAAATGGTACCGAGGTCGTGAAGCACGCAAACGTGTGATAGTACGTCCCGCCTTCCGCCGTGTTCTTTATCACCATGTAGATACCGCGTGGGGTTGCGTTATCTAGCAGTGCGGTACTACCTGCAAAGGTACCTACACATGTCGACGGAAGCTGAATTCCCGGTAGACCATCGATATAGCTAGCCGTGTAGATAGCTTCCTTACCCGAAGCAAAGCTAACGTCGCGACTATTTCCGGTCTGGTCCTGCCAACCTGTAACGGTGGTTCCAGTTCGCATTACCCCGGTTCGGCCAGTAACCCCAAAGATCCCGTCAGTCTTTATCTGATTCGGCGTTAGGACGGGAACGGCGCCGCCGCCCGGTTGCGAAGGGATGTATATACCAGCCACTTCGCTTGGTCCTATTAACCTGTGAGAATTGGTGACAATCATTGCTTAGCTGCTTTTTCAACTTTCACCAAAGCTTCCACCAAGATTTGGCCGGAGCAGCCTCTACCTTTGGCTGCAAAGTCGGTTCAACTACTACCAGATTTACTTGGGGCTCGGGGGCTTTAGTTAGCAGTGGCGGAGACGGTTCGATAACGGGGCGCTCACCAGTGAAAAAGTTGAGCCCGTCATGCTCGCAGTGACCCACAAGGGCATCTTTGCACTCGTTACAGCTTCGATAAATAAGCGAACTACACATGCCGTCGTTGTACTCGATGCTATGGAGCGGCATCGTCACCGCCGCCTTTGCTTCGGCAAACGTGGCAAAAGTCCCTTGAAATTGTTTTTCTCCGTCTAGCGGGCCGTCTTGATTAGAAAGATTGAATAAGTAGTACATATTACGTCCACGCCCTCACCATTACGTATCCCGCAGTGACGCCGACACCGGCAGTTGAAACCCGCGCCCGAACAAATTGAGCACGTACACCGTTTACTTTCAAAGTTACACTAGATGAGGCAACGGCAGTAAGCGCCGTACCAATATCGTAAAAAGTGGCGCCGTTATCGTCGCTACCCTGAAGGGTAAGTTGTGGCGCTGTAGTTGTAATTGCGCCTACGTTTACCGTAATCATTAGGTTGTTGCAGCCGTCGGCAAGCAAAGAGGGGGTCGTGCTGTTTAAGCTTGTGAGTGTGATTGAGCGATCGATTAGTTGCCGCACAGGATCAGTGGCTAGCGAACTTTGAAGACGATTTATTGCTCGCGTAAACGAAGGGGTAGTGCCGCCTACAGTTTGAACGTATCTAACGCGGTTGCCTTTAAGTGTAAGCGTCGGTGACTGATAAAATCCCGTGGCAGTGATTCGAGGGAAATCGTAAACGGGCGTCCAGTTGGTGCCACTATCAAGTGACTCTTGAATCTGCACGTCCATGGTTGGAGTAGTTCCGCTAACCACAGTCACCGGAATATTCACTGAATATGTGGTTCCAAAAGTCGGCGTGAGCGTTGCGGTAGTAGTTGTCGTGGTTAGGGCGGCACTTGCGACGTCGGCAATGGTACCCGGAATTGCACTGTTTGAAGAAGTTATCGAGGAAACGGTAGTTACACCGGTAACCGTTGTGACGGTAGTAAGCGTGCCGGTTACAGCTGCCGTTACAGATCCTTGAATGGGCTGTGGCGTGTTATACGATTGCGGAAAAGTGTTTGCAAGCGACACCGGCTGTGACCCAAAAGCCGATACGCCAATCATCCCTATGGTTGAGGTCGTAGTAGTAGCAGGGGCGACTGTGCCGTTCAGCACTCTTATCTGCACATAAAGATGAGCGTCTTCTTTTGGCAGGGGCGACACGATTTGGCCGCGCATCGTAGTTGGTTGAACCGCACCGCTTGCAAGCAGTTGGGTATAGTACGATGCGGCGCCACCCCCTAGCTGCAGCGTTCCCATGTAACCAGGAGATGCAGTTGTGGGTGTAGTGACGGTGGTGTTACCAAACGCCCAACCATTGCGCTGAGAGTTAAGCACCGCCGAAGTCACCGTGGTGCTATCGCTTACCAATCTATAAAAATTGTAACCAAAAAGTGAGCAAGTGCCGCTGCCCGAACCGGGCCAGCCCGCGACCGTAAAGGTCACGTTGTTGCCAGCGACCGAAGCAATTGCATATCTGCCGGGAACGCCGGCCACGCCGGTAATCGCCCCAATATCCATGCTCTGACCCACGCTTTGAGACGTGAAAGGATTGCTTGGAATAGTGACAGTGATTGAGGTTGCCGAGTTAACAGTAAGCGCGAGCCCGTCACCGATAACGTCTACCAACTCAATGATAGTGCTATTGTTAATGATGCGCTGGCTCATGATAAGCGAGTAGCGCGCTACAATTTCGTTAGTGAACGATTCGGTAGAACGGATAATTGTTTGGGCGTTCGTCGTGGTGCCCGAAGTGATAACTAAGTTTCCAGCCGATTGGCTTACGGTTTGTCCCGAGCCGGTAGCAATGACGGTAAAGTATGTAGTGTCGACGCCGCTAGCAATGACATTGGAAAACGAAGTGCGAAATACATCGGCGGGGCAAGCTCTAACAGAAAGGGCGTTTTCGTCGCCTTCCAAAGGCACTGTGCCGGATTGGGTTGGCGAAACTAGTACCGAAATGTCAGTCGCACGCAGTTGGGCATCGGTTAACGGACCGCTTACCGCTACGGCGCTTTGGTCCGATGCAATCACCACCGGAGCGCTGTTAGCACTCGTCGTTTGCCCGTTTGGGTTATTTGGGGTGTAAGCCATTTAGATAATTCTCCAGTTCGAGTTATCAGAGATTAGATCAACCGATGAGTTCGGCGTGAGTGGTAAAGTGGTACTGCCGTCGCCCGTTTGTCCGCCACTGAAACCAACCGTCACCGTACCAACGCCCGTATTTTTTATCGTGTATCGGTTTGTATTCGAAACCGCTGTCGGCTGAGTGTAGAGCGTAGTGCCCGAGATTAAGTAAACGTAGTCAGTTAGGGCAGTCGCTCCACCGCTGATATTTGAAGCGGTTGAGATGATAGAGCGCGTAATTCCAGATCCGCCGCCGCCTCCACCGCCGCCGCCTCCACCGGAACTAATCCCCGCCCCGCCATTGCTGTTTATGCTCATGGTATAATTAGGGTTGGCACCGTTACAAAAAAGTCATCGCCCGTGGTCCCGTCTACCCAGACGTTATATAAATCGATCAGGTTTTGATTCTTTGAATTTGGGCGAGGCGACGGATCATACTGAAACGCATTCCAATTAAAATTTCTCTCGCCGTTAGTCCCAGTCCCATCAAGGGCAATCATGTACAAAGAGGAACTAACAGTTGAATCACCGAAATAAAGTAGGCCAGCATTCGACGGCGCAGCTTGGAAAAAAGACCAAGGTACAAATCTGTACACGCTAGCCGCGTCACTCACTACTCTCTGAGCGGTTCCGCCCGAAGCAATCGTTACAGCGATTGGATGACCAATTTGACCCATAAATCTCTATTCCCCTATTGCAAGCCGTGACCGGCTATTTATTTTTTAACGCCCAAAGAGATAGAAATTCCGGTTTGGTATTGCTTGGCGCTAACTTTTGCATCGGCATCGGTGACGCCCTCAACCACTACCACGCCGGGTTTGTTAACGCTAAACGAGTGCTCACTCGGGCTAGGTGCACACCCAGCCAAAACCAACAAACCGACAATTAGAATTTTCATGCTGCCTCTAGGGTTTCGATAGCGCTCTTAATTTGCTCAACAATGGCATCCTTTTGGGAAACCGAGCCAGGTGCAATCGTAATCGTTAAGGTAACTTTACCGATTTTCGTTTTCAAAACCAAAGGCTCTTTGGGCGGCAGTGGCAAGCCAGAATCTAGGTATTGACCACTTTCGGCAATCGCGTTGCATTTGCGGCCCGAGCGGTCTGTGATTTTCATCCAAATATAGCCGTTGTCGCCCCACGCCTTACCCCAAGAATTGCGCACCTTGTATCGGCCTACGCCGGGGGGGAGATTGCCTTTTGCGTCGAATTTGCAAAAGCCCTTTTCGTCCACTGCCGTTTCGCAATCAACCGCCTCAATAACCACATAGTGATTTGTAGAAGTGGAATTGCACGCGTTGTAAGTTCCTGATTTATACGAGGAAAACGAATCGTTAGCCGCAACCGAGATGCTAGGAACAAAACCCTTGTGCAAGGCATCCAGGATTTCTTGAGGGTTACCGTCTAGCTCAACAAACCGCTGAATTTGGCCCCATCGCTTTTTACCAACCACGCTTTTGCAAGATCCGGTGCGAGCCGTGTACGGGTAGTCACTCTCAGAGACAAGCGATCCCAATTTAGCGAAATCGCCAGCGACATCGTTACCGAACGCGCCATTGCACTGCATTCCAGTTCCGCAATTCATTAGGTGTTGGGGCGAAAGGCCGTCTGCCGGAAGTGGGATATCACGCAAAATCTGGTGATCGGTACCCGAAGCGATAAACGAAAAAACCACGCAAGAGCCGCAATTGCCCTGATTTAAAATTGGGCTTAGCACTTTACCGAAATCCGATAAGCCAAAGCTTTTCATTGGCTCGTAGGGGCCCGTAAAACTGGTTCCTTGTTTCATCCAATTTTCAGGCTTTGGGAGTAGGCCAGTGGGATGCATGCCCACTTCGCTAACGTCATATTCAAACGTCCAACCCTTGGCTTTGGCCTCGGCGTCGAATTGGTTTTTAATTTGAAGCTGCTGAAAGGTTAGGACTTTTTTAGCTAAACCGGTCTGGTATTTGCCGATTTGGCTCGGGTCGCTTTTATAAGTAGGCGGTTCCTCGTCTGCCTGAACAGGCACGGCGAAGCCAATATTAAGCGCCAAAAACAGACCAAAAAGAGTGATTTTCATGTCGGGGGACCCCGGTTTTTGACGTAAAAAAGGGGCTTAATTAGGCCCCCAACCCAAAAGAATTGTAGCACCCTGAGCCGCAGTTTCACCTAAATTCAACCCTTGCAATCTTGACGCGCAGCGTCTATAATTAAGCTGTCCTTTTGGGAGGTCTTTTTGAAGCAGTTAACTAGCAAAGAATGGCACGATTGGCGGGCGGGCGGAATCACCGGCAGCGAGGCCCCCATTATCATGAAAACCTCGCCATGGGCTAAACCCGAAGATCTCTTCAAGCGCCGCATGGGAATGCTACCCCCTCAAGAGCAAACTTACCCAATGAGACGCGGGATTGAGTTAGAGCCTGACGCTCGCGCGCTTTATGAAAACAGTTACGGTATTGAGGTTCCGGCCCGCTGCCTAACTAGCGAAAAATGGGTTATCGCCCGCGCTAGTTTTGATGGGCTAAACGAGGAAATTGGCCACGCAATCGAAATCAAGTGCCCTGGCAAAGAGGACCATATTTTGGCCCTTTGCGGGAAAATCCCCCCTAAGTACCTATTCCAGCTAGTGCATCAAATGTTTGTGGCTGACCTCGAAACTATCGACTACGTGAGTTACAACCCTGATTCATTCGCCCCCCAGCATCAATTGGCTCGCGTGGTATTGCAGCGCGACCTAAAGCTTGAAAACGCCCTACTCGCTGAGGAACGCGTCTTTTGGGGCTATATTAAAGATAAACAGTTTCCAGGGCTTGAGATGCCTAAGCCTAAAGCGCCTGAACCCACTAAAAAGTGGTCTGGTTTCCCGGTTAGACAATCCCGGCCAGCTAAGCCAAGTCGGGCTCTTATTCCGCCTCAGTCTCATATAAACGCACCCCGGGCGGATATTGTGCCATTTAGGCGGCGCGAGGGGGATCATGACTGATAACCCAGCGGGCCGATTAGCGCTTATAGCGGAATTAACCAAACAGGCTGAGCCTTGCGTATGCGACCGGTGCGGGAATGAGCACCAAACAGAGCCGGGGTTATTAGCGCATTTGAGCCCCGAAGAAATTAGGGCTTTATTGGACGGTCCAAAAACTGTCTAGGTGTCAGAAATTGCAGGCACGCTGACTAAAAGTTCGACACTTTTAGGGGCGTAGCCATGCCTAAAATCTTGGCCCCCCCGTTGCATTATATAAAGCTTGTAAGGGTCGCCCGGCCCGCCTCGGTGAATAAGCATTAGCTTTTAAACCAGGCTCATAAGCGGGAATTTTAAAGACAAGAGGTTGGGAATGGAAACGAAGCGCTACGTAGTAGAGTTTGTCGAATATGGATGGGCGATTTTGGATCTCACCATTGAAGACGGGGAAAATTGTTGCGTGGGTGGCTCGGTTAATCAAGCCGAAGCCGAAGCCCAGTGCGCGGCCTTGAATGCGGCGGCGGTGCAATAATGGGCAAGCTAGTGACGGTTACCTACTGTGCCGAATGCGATAGCGACGAAGTGGGTCGCGAATCCGCCGGGGATGAGAGTTTTCGGGTCTGCCGAAGCTGCATGACGGTAGAGGGCCGGATTTACGAAGCTGAAGTTGATGAGGATGAAATCGTATGAGCAAATTCACAAAAGCCACAAAAGGTCCCTGGGTAGCAAGGTTTGTCCCAAACGGAGCCATTAAATACTGGGCCATCCTTGGGGCCCACTCCAACGGTTTTGAGATTGTTGTAGCAACGGTCAACGCCGAGGTTGATCCTGATAACAATGCTCACCTAATCGCCGCCGCGCCGGACCTTTTGGAAGCGTGCCGAGCCCTTTTGAAGGACCACGTAATAACTGAGCCGCACCACGAGCATTTGTGCCCTGAATGTATCTCAGCGCAAAAAGCGATAGCAA